TTTGTAATCGCGATGGTTGCAAGGTTCATTTCTTTCTGTTGAAGTGTCTTAGCTACAGAGATGATTACGTGACCAACCTGAGCCTTTTTAATTGAGCCACCCATTTGGTCGGTCGTTACAACTTCAGCTGAAATTGAGGACCTATTACCCTGTGTGGCGGTCCATCCAACTAAGTCTAGCTCGTGACACATTGCTTCGAAACCTCTCATCACAGAACCTTCAGCCTTCCACTCATCTTTGCTTGTAGATTCAGGAAGTATACAGTCGATATAATCTAACATAATTAAATCAATTTTATTTCCATCGGCAATCATTTTTCTTACCTGATTCTTGATTTGATTCATAGTCATAGTATCTGAAGCTAATTTCTTAAGAACCAACTTGTTTGGCATACTCTCTTGGATTTCTGTAACTTTACTCATCACTTCCTCTTTGTTTTTAACCAAGTTATCGGGTTCGATACCCGTCCAAAGTGTGAAGTGTTTTCTTTGGATAATCTTTGGGTTATCCTCAAAAAATACTTGAAGAACATTGTACCCCAAGTTGAACGCTGTGTTCGCAATTTTGGTTAAGATAGTTGTCTTACCAACTCCTGTTGGAGCTAGGATAACACCAATCTCACCTTTGGCCAAACCACCCTTAAGTAGTCTATCAATTCCAGGGATTCCCATTGGAATTGGGTGACGATAATCCTCGTCTAATACGGTATCCAAGTTAGCGAATATGTCCGTCTGTCCTTTGTCGATTTCACCGACTTGTAACGCGTTTCTCACCAATCCTTCAACCTTATCGTAAGACTCGAAATCACCTTCTGTAATAATTTTCTGAGCTTTGTCCATCGCCTTTTGAAGTTCTTGTTGTTTACAGAACTTTAAAGCTTTCTCCTGAACGAATACTGTACCTTCAAAAGGTGCATCTTTTACCTGTTTCAAGGTATCTAAGACCACCTTTGCAACGATTTCCTGTGAAATTTCTGACTTAACAATTTGGTCAAGAGTTTCGAAATTAGGCGTTGATTCATACTTTACATAGTATTCTTTTATCATCTGCAAGATAATTTTGAAGTACTTGTTGTCAAAGTACGATGACTCAATCACGTCCATAATAGACGATGAGAAGTCCTTATCAACTACTATTTGATTTAGTAATTGAATCTGAAATGTGTTACCTAAATAATCGAAATTTTTGTTCATATATTAATTTAAAATTGTCCCTTGTATTATTAAATACCTACTTACTTAGGTCAAATTCCAAATATTCGTAAGTTAATTTGTTGCTTGAAAAAATGTCAGTTAACTCACGAAGGACCTCTTTTAAAAATGGTCGTACGTCCACCGTATAACGAACTTTTGGCGGATAAAATTTTCCATCAAAAACTCTATGACAAATTGTCGTGTCTCCAACTTTAACATAAATGTTAAAAACTTCAGGTCCATCTGTGTAAGATGTGTTCATAATTGATGGGTCATGCGCAATTGCGTCTTTGTTGTCCATCATGTAAATTACTGTCTTCATTTTCAAAGCGTATTGTAATTCATCTTTTAAACTTAGAATGAAGTCATATAACTCGGTTGAGTTTCTTGCCTTTGGGTTATACCCTCTAACGTTAAAAAATCTTTGAACTACAATGTTGTCATTCAATGTTAAAAGGAACTCCATTTTTGTGCTGTCTTGCTCTCTCATGCGATTTTAATTTTTGTTTGTGTTTTCTTAAAATTTAAATAAATTGTCTGTTTCTTTTATTCCCAATTCTTCATCTCTGTAGAAGATAACTGTGTGTTTGTCTTTCACTTCTTCATCGGTGAAATAATAAAGTGCCAACGAATATCTTGACACGTCATCAGGAGTGTTTAATGGTATTGGATGTCCGTGAGGTGCATCTTCAATAGAAAAAATAACCGCTCTGTTGAATATAGGTTCGACCTCAATTTCTTTCTTCCAAGGGTTCCCACCCCATAACTCCAAGTTACCACCCCATTCTTTCTCCCAATTTTCATTTAAATAAAGTAGTACGTTTAAGTTACGTTTCCATTTTTGACCAGGGTGTTGGTTATAATCAATGTGGATGGATAACTTACCCCCTTTATTTATTTTATGTATTCCCCCTCCCAACATTATAGGGTCTCTATATAATTTTTCAAACCCTGTTAGATTTTCTAAAAATTTAATAAATGGTTCAGAGTTCATATAATCTGTAACCATATTAGTAATTGGAAGATTTTGTTTAAATTCTTCCATATCCGTAATCTCTGACGGATAATATAGTTTGTTTTTTTGAAATTCTTCAACCCATTCCTCTTCGTTAGAAAACCATTTTTTGTGTTTTTTAATTTCTTCTAAACAACTTTTTAGTAAAAACTCGGGTAGAAAATTATCAATCACAATATACGGAAAAGGTTTTGCATTTCTATATTGGACTTTTAGTTTGTCTGATAAAGTGTAGTCTATCATTTCTTTCGTTTTTCTTTTCTTGTTAATTTCATAAATGGTCTTAGGAAGTTTACCCAAGCTTCATCGTTTTTTGGAAGATATTTGAAGAGACCATCTTCCATCATAAGTCTCATTAGGTTTTTGTATCCTCTGTCTGTAGGGTCAATTGTGTCTGTGTATATTTGTTCGACAAGTTCTTTACCTTCATCGGTAATAAGTGGATTCCCAAGGTCTACAATCTTCATGTTTGTGTTGTAGAACTCCTCACCAAGTATACCATTTTTTGTCTTACCAGTCAAAATATTCTCAAGGGCTTTTGGTTTTTTCTTTTGCTCGTTATTTCGTGCAATATTGAGCAATTCGTTCATAGTACAAGGCATTTCCTGCAAAACAGGGAAGAATTTTAATAAAGTTTTTTCCCCTAATCCTTCAATACCATCGATATTGTCGGACTTGTCTCCTGTGAAAACTTTGGTAAGTAAAACGTTATAATGTGGTATCTCAACTTTGTTGATTGTTATCATATCCCCATTCTTAAAATACTGTTTTGAGATTGGAGAATATATGGTAACTTTTTCAGATATGAGTTGAGTTAAGTCTTTGTCTGCTGAGAAGATTATCACGTCTTCATCCGTTGCGACTTTACAGTAGTGGGCAATTAAGTCATCAGCCTCGTTGTTAATCATCTCAACTTGGCGTACGAATATTTCCTCGAGGTATTGTTTAACTCGAGATTTTTGTTGGAGGTATGACTCGTACTTGTACTCGTTCATGTCCTGCCTTCTATTCGCCTTATATTGGGGGTATATAGATTTCCTAATTGATGAGTTCGAATCACCGTCCCAAAAGACCACAACCTTATCCAAGTTGTGCTCTTCTAGAAACCGTCTTAAGATGTTGATGAAGTGATAGATTCCACCTAAGTGGTCTCCATTATCATACATCTCTCTAACTCCGTGAAATCCTATCTTAAACAGATTGTCTCCGTCTACTAATAATGTTTTAATCACTGGTGTGATTTAAAGGGTGAAACAATATACTAATCTTCTTTTTCTTCTTTCAGGTCGAAATCACCATCAGTTCCGATGATGTCCTTCCAATAGTCCGCGTGTTCTTTCTTGTAGTTTTCGATTGAGACTTTTTCTTCAGCTGCCTCTTTACCTGCCAAGAACCCGTGTGGTGTTACGATAATCTTTCCGTCTTCATAACCTAAACCATTAATGTGGTTTTTCATTACAGAGACTTTCGTTCTGATTGCAAACTTAACACTTCTCTTGTCTTTTGTTGCGGTAATCTTGTTAGTTCCCGCACCTTTTTGATTTCCGAATAAAAATACTAATGATGAGTTCAACCAAATGGCTTCACCACCCTTAGCTTTAATTTTCGGTTGTCCGAAAGGATTGTCGGGTAATTCTACCCATGGTTGGTTAACAATAACCAATGTGTTTTCGTATTTAGAATCCGCTTTACGAGACCCTGAAATTCTTTGGTTAATACCCATACCAATCTTGTCGGCTAACGTACTTGCATTGTGTTGTTTACCACCTTTACCTTCGAATGTCATCTTACATGGTACAGAACCTACTGAGTCCCATAAGAACAACAAACTATAGTCAAGGTTACCTTTCTCTTGTTCGTCCAATAATGAGTTGATATAGTCGGTAATTTGTTCGATGTAATCAAAGTTGTTATTGAAGATGTAGAAACCGTCCCAATCTAACTCACCTGTTGATTCATCAACTACTTCCTCACAATCAAATCCCATCAATTTGGCGTGTTCGAATGACCATTTTTGTTCTGTGATGATAAACACAGGAAGGATACCCTTCTTCTGAGCATCAACCGCAGTCTTTACAAGAGCAGTCGTCTTACCTGTATCTGAGTGACCAAGTAACATATTCAAGTGTCCAATAGCAGGACCTGGCAAACCAACTGCATCCAAGAAATCAGGACCTAAGTCAAAAAACCTTTGAGGTTTATATTTCGCTGATGTTGAGAATTTGTCTTTGATAGACTTAAAATCGTTTTTCTTAATTGCCATTTTCTATTCTTTTAATATTCGGTAATTTATTCTGTTTTGGTCCTTTATAAAATGTTTCGTCTTGTTCATACAAAACTCCAACTTCTTCTTCGTGAAAAGTTATTAGACTAAATGTCATTTGACCATTGTCGTCTACTTCTTTCATCATACCAAACAGAACTGTATCACCAATTTCTTTACCTCTACCTGAGAAGTAATTCTTGTCTTTTAATTGACTTAAAAATTCGTAAGATAATGTTTTATTATCCTTTAATTGTAACTCAATTTCTTCTTTAAACGTCATGTTATAAAAAAATTAAAGGGTGGGGGATTCCCACCCTTGTTATAAATTAGAACGGTAAATCTCCGTCTGGTTCGTCATCCGATTGTGGGTCTAAAGTTACAGCTGGTGTAGATTTAGAAGTTCCACCACCGAAAGACTCGGTAGAAACTGAATTACTTTCGTAAACATATCCACCCTTTTCACTATCCCATTTTGGTGTTTCACCACGAGCGATAGCTTCAAGATAGTCAACAGGTTTTTTAGAATAAACGTCTAACCAAGTTAACTCGTCATTAACCCAAGCACTTGCTTGTGCCGCATCTGTGTGAACAGGAGTTGGGTCGTCGTACATAATTGTAGATACAGTTGTGTACTCCTTACCTTTTGGAGTTTTTGCCTTAGATAACTCAATGATTAAATCACGACCTTTTTCAGCGTCAGTGATATCACCTTTGTTTCTCCAAATTGGAATGATTTTATCTAGGATACCATCATTCTTGTAATTGTGTTTGAATCTCCAAAATTTTGGACCGTCTTCTTCGTGGTCTCTGTCGATAACCTTAACGATATAAAATTTACGAGAACGGTATTGAGCCGCTAACAATTTGTCAGACTCTTTACCTGTAGCAATCAACTCTTCATAAACCTCGTTTAAAGGTGAACGCTCATTGTCGTTCTTACCTGGGTCGTAGAATTTTTGCCATTGACCACCTACTTGGATTTCGTGGTACCATGCCTCTTTGAATGGTGAGGAACCATCTGTGGTAGGAAGGATTCTTACTCTTCTCTGACCTGATTTCTCTTTATCCCCAAGGATTAAAGCGAAATACTTTTTCATTCTTTCGTCTTGCGACATTTTGCTTTGGGCCCCGCCCGATGAACTTTGTGATTTTTCGTACTGTGCCAATACGGCGTCTAATGAACTCATGTTTTTTAAGTTTTAAATTATTAAATGTGTTATATAAATATAGGTGAGTCTATGCGTTTTGTCAAATAAAAAAGGTGTCTTTCGACACCTTTAAGTTATTTAAATGAAGTTTTGTATGTGTCCGTTTCGGGAGACCCTCCAGGTTGGAATGAACTTTTAATGTCTGCTACGTTAATATCTTTGACCTCGT